TGGTAAGTTGAAACCTGAAGATGTTTCTTACATGGTATCTGCTCTTGAGGAAGCCTACGAAGACCACGCACTGACATTTGAAGAATGGTTAGATGAAATAGAATGCTACTCGACACGTCGAGAACGCCTTAGCGAAGAACTGCCTGTATCAGATGTATTGATAAAATGGCTACGAGCCGCCTATGAAGTTGGATACGAACAAGGAAAGAAAGATGACATTACCAACTGAAAGAACAAATGCAGTATTACGAACTGAACGGTTTCTGATTGATCTATTGAACCCTAAAAAGACGCCCAGGGTTCCACGAGCAGTGAGACAAGAAGCAGGTAGACTGTTAAAGCACTATCCTTCAAAATATGATATGGAATATATGGAAGAGAGATTTAGTTATGAATATAAAACATGAACCTATTTTTAAAACTGATGCTATGGCAGAACACTATTCTAAAAAAGACGGTGTAGCTGTTAAGTATGTTTGCACAAGTGCACTAGGTGGTGAAGCGCAGGCGATGGATATTTTTTATCGCGATACTCCTCATCCTCAGTTTGGTAATCGCTACTTTGGTATGTTCATTGACCATCTGGATCGTGTGACGATTACCAATGCAGATCGTATCGAGGGTGCAGAGTTTGCCATGATCGAGGATGGCGAAGGTAACCTACATTACAGTGCTCATCGACATGACTACAAAACTGTGGACGGCAAAATGATTGACGGTGGCAGGGCATATATTCGTTCAAGTGGTGAAGTTGTGTTGTACAAAGTTCGTGACGGTGAGATTGTAAAAATGGAAGAGAGGTTTGATTATGAGTGATGCAATTTTAGAAGGCTTTGGCTCTGCAGTAGAAGAGATTAAAGAAGAAGAGTTTAATGAAAAGCTCTCTAAAATTTCTCCTTTTGACTTTGTTAACAGCATTAACTTTACAAAACAGAATTTAATTATTGATGAGAGGACTGAGAACGAATACAATCCTTTTATCGTTAATCGTGGGTTAGGTTTTAATCCTGATACAGTAATTGCATCGAATGAAATGAACTCACGTCCACACCTAGATAAAAAAATGCAATATGATTTTTTACAGGCAGTGGTAAGAAAAGGCAAACGCTATGGTAAATGGCTAAAGAGTGAAGAAGAAAATTTAGAACTAATACAGAAGCAGTTTGGGTATAGTTTTAATAAAGCTAAAGAGGCTCTCCGTATTTTGACAGAAGAACAGTTGCAGGAGATCCGTGAGTATCAAGAAACATCTAAAGGTGGAAAGTTATAAATATCCTTGTCCATTGTTATGGAATATATTAATAAGGTAAATTGAATGATTGACAAAGATAATTTCTTTGGTATTAGCTTTCCTGGTTACGAGCCTCTAGAGGTACTGCTTAATACACCCGACGACTTTTTAAAGGTAAAGGAAACTTTATCTCGCATCGGTGTAGCTTCTAGAAAAGACAATGTTTTATATCAATCTTGTCATATTTTGCACAAGAAAGGTAGATACTTTATTACGCATTTTAAAGAACTTTTTGCACTTGATGGCAAACAGACTGACATGACTGATAACGACTTGCAACGAAGGAATACTATTGCAAGATTGCTTCAAGAATGGGGACTTATTAAAATACTTAAAGAAGAAGAATTAGAGTACGCTCCTTTAAGTCAAATTAAAATTATAGCGTTTAAAGATAAACATGATTGGAACCTCGTTCCCAAATATAATATTGGAAAGAAATACTAAAAATAAATGCTGATTAATATTCACCCCTTGATTTGTTTTCAAGACAGTGTCCTGTCTGCAAAAGAATGCGAACATATAATTAAATTAGCTGAGCCTCACATGACTCGTGCAACTGTCATGACAGATGAGAATGGTGGTTTACACCCATCGAGAACAGGTAACTTTCATTTTATTAAGAAAGGTGAGGACACTATTGTAGACACTGTATACCGCAGAGTTTCAACACTTTGTGGCATGCCTTTAGAATGGGGTGAGGCTATGCAGGTAATTAGTTACGACCAAACACAAGAGTATGCACCTCATTTTGATACTTTTGAACTTAAAAACATGCCTGAACAAGAGGCGAGAGGCGGTCAACGAATATTAACAGCACTATGCTATTTGAACACACCAATGTCAGGAGGAGGAACAACCTTTCCTGAATTGAAAAGAACTATTGATGCTAAACAAGGGCGCATGGTAGTATTCCAAAACACTTTTAATGGAGGAACTGTCAGACATCCTTGGTCTAAACACGGAGGAGATCCTGTTGGGATGGGCATTAAATGGGCGTGTAATATTTGGTTTAGAGAATCTACATTTAAATAGAAAAAACTGAGCTAACTATTATACATATTAATGAGGTGCCGAAAGGGCCTCAAAATCTAACCTTGCTAAATTTATAGGAGGAAAGCAAAATGGTAAGACGATATACTACAGCCACAATGGCTGATTTTCTAAACGATGTAGCACCTTTCACGGTAGGCTTTGATAAGGTACTAGATAATATTGCTAATGTTTCTGACATTGCACACAATTATCCCCCTTACAACATCGTAAAAAATGATGACGAATCATTCGTTATCGAACTTGCAGCAGCAGGTTTCCGTAAGGACGAGTTTAATATTCAGCACGTCCCACATAACGGAAACAAGCTAATTGTACAGGGTGTTCAGGATCGCGGAGAAGATAAGCGTGATTTTGTACACAAAGGAATCGGCGCAAGAAACTTTACTAGATCATTTGCACTATCAGATGATGTAGTGGTTGACGGTGCTAAATTTGAAGACGGTATGCTTCTAATCTCACTCAAAAGAGTTATTCCAGAAGAGAAGAAAGCAAAAGAAATCAAAGTTAAATAATTAGGAGTAAAACATGGCCGACGTGCGTATTTTAAAATTGGTATCAGGTGAAGATATTATTGGTGACATCAAAGAGATTGATGTTGAAGGCAAAGAGTTTATCCTAGTTAATAAACCTATGTTGGTGGTTATGATGCCAAAGCAGGAAAACCCTAACGAGTATGCCGTCGGCCTTGTTCCTTATGCACCTTTTGCGGAAGGGAACCAAGTACCTATTATGCCGCAACACATTGTTTCAATTTACAGCCCAGAAGCAGGTCTAAGAAACGAATACAGTACTAGATTTGGTTCTGGATTAGTTGTACCTGATAATAAAATAGACACTAAAAAATTACTCAAAGGATAATAATGTACGAGTATCGTTGTAACATTGTTAGAGTAGTAGATGGAGATACAGTAGATGTGGATATCGACTTGGGCTTCGGTATATGGGTCCGCAATGAGCGCGTTCGTCTCTATGGTATCGACACACCGGAAAGTAGAACCCGTAATAAAGTCGAAAAGAAATACGGATTGTACGCAAAGGAATTCCTCAAATCTATTCTTGGAAACCAATCCGTGCTACGAACTAAAAAAGACGAAGAAGGGAAATACGGTAGAATACTCGGAGAGTTTATCGTGTACGACTCGAAAGAGGATAGACAAGTTAGTGTAAAGGATATTATGATCCGAGAACATATTGGTGTACCTTACTTTGGGCAATCCAAAGAAGAAATTGCAGAAGCACATTTAAGAAATTACGAACTATTAGGCGACATTTAACAAAATAGTTCTTGACATTCACTCCACAAGAGTGTATAATATGGTTCTAACTTGAGGTGGAGTCTACATGAACTTTTATACTTACGCTAAGCACTACGGCAACAAAATACATGTTCGTGGTGTTAAAAATGGTAAGCGTTTTATAGCAAGACACGACTTTAGTCCTACTTTGTATGTAAAGTCGGACAAACCCTCCCCTTTTAAAAGCATGTTTGGAGAAAAGATTTCTCCTATACTATTTGATACTAACAAAGAAGCATCCGAGTTTGTAGATCGCTATAAAGAAGTTTCTAACTTTCCTATTTTTGGACAAACCCAATGGGGGTATCAATATCTAACTGAAAGGTATCCAGGTACTGTTGAATGGAATGCTGAAAACATTGCCATTTATTCTATAGATATCGAAACAAGTTCTGAGAATGGCTTCCCCCAAGTAGACAATCCTATTGAAGAAGTTCTACTGATTAC